ATATACAAGAAGTGCGGAGGGCATCTATACGGACACTCGCTACAGCTCAACGTAAAAATAGCGCCAGATTGGTTCATGATGGGCTTTTCAACCGACAATCAAACCAGCGCAGAAGGCGTGCATGCGTCAAGAGTGCTATGGATTCTCGACGAGGCTAAGGGATTGCCACCGTGGGTTTGTAAGGCAGTAGACGCTTCGTTCACCGGAGGATTCACCAGGGCGCTTGAGATATCCACGACGGACGGCGCAGATCAACAATGTGAGTTCCGGCGGCACCATGAGAAGGACAGAGGGAAATGGGGCAGCATCCACCTTTCTGCAATGGACTCGCCATTTATCGATCCTGACGAATACCCCGAATATAGAAACCGTATCAATACGAAGCTCTACGAGTATGGGAAACCGGAGCATGGAACCGAGTGGCCGGCAGAGAAGGCAAAGAGGATTCAGATCACATCTGCGAAATGGATGGTGGATCGGATAGATGACTGGCAGGATACCGAACCGCATACGATAGAGACGAAGGTATGGGGCGAGTTCTCGCTTGAGAGTGTGCATGATCTGATAGCGTTGAAGTGGATCGAATCTGCTATAGAAGCTCAGGTCGATCCGTACCGGAAAGCTGAATACGGTCTGGATGTAGCGCGGTTTGGCGATGATCTGACGGTACTCACTAAGCGAAGCGGCGGGATGGTCTACTGGCAGCATACATGGGCGAAAGAAGACACGATGCAAACGACAGGAATGGTGATGCACGAAGTCATGGGTACCGAGATCGTAAAGGTAGATATCATCGGAGTTGGCGCCGGGGTATTTGACCGCCTTGCTGAGTTGGGACAGCCAGTGATAGGGCTCACGGTATCAGAGAGGCCGACAGTGGAGAATCAGGGCAAGTATACGAACCTGAAAACCGAGATCTGGTTCAACCTCCGGGATATGTTCCAGCAGCAGTATGAGTATGGGAATACGATATCGATTCCCGACGATCCCGCTTTGATCGAAGAGCTTACCGGGACGAAGTACAAAACCAACAGCAAGGGGCTATATCAGATGGAGTCAAAGGACGACTTCAAGAAGCGTATGGGCCGGTCACCGGATAAAGCCGACTCATTAGGATATGCGATGTTTACACCGATAGATCTGGCTGTAGAGGCTATGGAAGAAGCAGCACTGGCAAAGGGATGATGAACGCGATGCGATTGCGATTATTTTGGGCATAGGCGTGCCGTTGATGATGTGGGTATACGTGCTGATAGGTAGCCTGGAAGATATGTCGCGGAGGAAACGGTGAAAGTCTACGTGATTTGGGACCCGCTTTATGAGGAAGTCAAGAGCGCCCACGCAACAGAGAAGAGTTGCCGAGATGAGTGCAGCAGGCTCGACGATATGCCTGGCCCCACAGGGCAGAGTTCACGCAACGAGGACAGATGCTATCATCACGAATACGGCAAATACGAGTTAAAAGAATGAAGCGGCTATATTGGAACAAGTACAAGATATACGACGGCGAGTCGGTGCTTCACGCATTGACCCGGATACCATTCTTGCAGCAGTTCCTCAAGCATGTCAGTGAGATTTCGTTATGGATAGACCCACGGTTCAACAGGATGGTTTTCAATATGTATCTCGGCCGAGAAGCAGTAGCACGAGGAGGGCCGATTACGATTGAGCTTGTAAACGAGGTATTGAAATTAGCGAGAAAACGGAGGCATATTAACAGAATGGACGCAATGCAAGGATGTATCTTTATCGACAAGGTACCGTACTTCACACCTATCGAGATATTCAACGACCATCCAGTACTGAAAAGATTTTACAATCACATAGAAGGCAATATGAAGAACGGCAGATGGGATGTCGCCGCGATGAATAAATACGTGAGCAGAGTCATAGTCGGCCAGCGTATCAGCTCAGGGGCGATGCAGGCGATTGTGGACGAAGCAAGACGAAGGGGCGATGCGTGAAATATCGAAAGAAGCCAATGGCCGTAGATGCTTGGCCGTGGCCTGATTACCCCACCGGGATAAGTCGAGCGACATACGTAGAGGTGGAAGAAGAAGATTGGTATTGCTATGAATGCGAAGTACGTAGGGATAAAATCTCTGCCTATGCTTGTGACTGTGCTGGGCACAAGGTCGAGCGCATAACGATAAAAGAGATGTAATGAATGCGACTCCAATACATGAGAAGGTGAAATAATGACGTATAGCGAAGACAACAGCACAGGCCCGATATACGTACGAGGGGAATGCTATTTTCGACCGAAAGAGCTATCTACAGTGTTCCCTATAATGCACCAGTTCTACGGCCCGAACGAGCTTATCGTGTGCGAGAAGATCAATGAGTACATGGGATACGAGCTCGTGAAGATTGGCGAGAGCATTGCCTATCGCGGTGGTGAGAAGATCGAGAAGATTCTTGATGAAGCTGAGCGCAGAGGCGAGCTTTATGTATCGAACAATGTTTCAGTGTTTACCGGAGAGACAGATGGGCAAAGTAGCCAGTAATTATTGGGATGAATATTTCACCGAGAAACCTGATGAAGGTATGCTCGACTTCGTGAGAAGTACAGAAGGGTTCCTGTCGAGTACTGGCGCTACTCCGAGCGGAACACCTCTAATTATGCTGGATGCCAGATTAGTCCCTGAGTGCGCTTTAGGATATCAGATCATGGTGAAGTGCTTATTGGCTGAGGATCTAAAAACGGAAACATGGTCGTGGTTCGTGCCGAAGGGGGCGTATGATTATGAGTTCCTTGAGCAAATAGCCGCGGAACATGCAGGGAAGATACACTAATGCCAAGAGAGATCGAGAAGCAAGGGATATATGCCGGAGTGGTAATTCGCGGGCATATGTGTTTCGATAATAGTGATATTGGGATGCACTGGCCTGAGGTATTAGCAATGTTTCGCATTCCAGGTGAGCTGTGGAATATTAAGAAGATGAACGCCTATATCGGCTACGAGGTATTTGGGCAGGCAGAGAATGCATTGCTATCCAGGACGGTATGGGAAAAGTTGTTGGATTTGATGGAAGAACGAGGAGATTTATAATGGCTAAACTACAAGTTTCAGATAAAGGAGTATGAAATGCCTACACAGGAAATAATAAGCGTATCGGTATTCGGCGCCATGTACATGACATGGGCAGAGATATGGGCGAGCTTCCCGTTCTTGCAGCGGTTCTTGGTCGAGATTCCTGGAGGTCATCGGTTTGGGCCTGACTTACTGAACGAGTATATGGGGAATGAGTTTATCACGAAGGAAAAGCGAACAAACCCGATTGAGGTTGGCGATAAGTTCGAAACGGTGATCATGGCGGCAATAGAGCGCGGGGATATCACAGACCGGAGCCTATACCCCAAGGCATTCAAGTTGCATGATAAGAAAAAGCGCAGCACTGTAGAGGTAGTCGACGGGAATGATGGATTCGGCGTTACCTGTCCAGAGTGCGGCATAAGCTTCGAGATAGATATGCAAGACCCGGCTAAAATAGGCAGAGTGGGGTATTGATGATGGCATGGATTAACGTAGATGAGAAATTGCCGGAACCGCATGAGGATGTATTGGCGAGATATGAGAATGGCGATTTATTCAACGGGAGAATTTGCTACGGAATGCATAGGCCATTCTGGTGTGATAATAGCAGAGATGATCCAGGGGATACGATAGCAAGACGTCGCGTGACGCACTGGATAGTAATACCGCCATTATCTATTACAGATGACGGCGAAACCATTCGTAAGATCGTACGAGCAATCGCTTAGGATAAAGAACGATGAAGAAGAAAGTTCGCTATGAAGATGACGAGCAAATCATAGAAATAAATGGCTTCGATAAAGATGAAGCCGTTGAGATGATCGACCGAATCCGTACTGCTACGATGGATGTGCAAAACGAAGCACTTGAGCAGGATGGAGTCGAATTAGTGGAGAGCCACAATGGGACTTCGAGAAGTATTCAAACAGAGAGCCGAGCAAAGAACGCAGAGAGTAGAGCTGCAAACAGCACAACGAAAGCTGCAGATACTTGAAACAACCACGCTTATAGACGCTCTATCACCTGACCCACGATTAAAAAAACAGTTCGAAGATCCCGACGCATCTCAGTGGACAGGCATTGAGGGTGGAGATCCAGACAACCCGCGCGAGATAACCGCCTCTGATTCAGAAGATTTATACAACCAGGGGCAGGAGTTCTTTTACCGCACACCGCATGGAAGGAATATCGTCAGGCTGGTGGAAAAGTACGTTGTTGGCCGGGGATTCCAGATTTCGCCTAAAGCCGAGGAAGAAGATGTGCAAGAGGCGTGGGATACGTATTGGAAAACGAATCGATGGGGCCAGAGGAAGCGGGAATATGTGCGAAGAGTTATGCGGAGCGGAGAGGCTTTCATTCGCTATTTCCAGGTAGGGCCGACGCTGGCTGTCAGATTTATGGACCCACGGAAAATAAATGAGCCAGAAGATCCAGAAGAAGGGCAAGTTCAAGGGAATGCGTCCTGGGGCATAGAAACGAATCCGCAAGATATCGAAGACGTTCTCGCATACTGGTTTAGAGATACAAGGATACCGGCAGAAGAAGTGCAGCATACGAAGATATACGCCGACTCGGATGTAAAGCGAGGGCGTAGTATGTACGAGCCGATTGCACCTGATTTGACTATGTACCGGGATTGGCAAAAAGACCGGATGAAGCTCAACAAGATCCGTAACGTGTTGGGATTGGTCAGGAAGGTACAGGCAGGCACAACCAGGAGCGCGAATATTGCAGCCGGCTACGAGACATCAAAACTCAAGGCGCCTGACGGTACGGCATACGCAAGGCTACCGGAGGCGGTAAGTGTGCTGACGGTGAATAAGGGCGTGGAATACGATCTACTTGCGCCGAATCTACAAGCTGCGGATGTTCAACACGATGGACGGATGCTACTGCTTGGCATGGCAGCAGGCGTAGGATTCCCGGAGTTCATGGTTACGTCCGATGCATCAAACGCCAATTTCGCTTCGACTCTCGTTGCTGAAGGCCCAGGCGTTATGGAGTTCGAGGACTGGCAAGATTTCTTTGCGGATGAATATCAGGTCATGTATGAGAAGGTGATCAAGACAGCGATAGAGCGCGGCTTGGTAAATGAGTTCGTCACGAAGGAAGTCGAGGAAGAAACCGGCGAGATGAATCCAGACGGTACGCCGAAAGTAAACGTGACGATGGTAACTGAGCGAGTATCAACCGAGTGCGATATCCAGTTCCCGGATGTAGCAGTTCACGATATCTTGAAAGAGACCCAGGCGGTTACATCCCAGGAAGCGAGTCGTTTTATCTCAAGACGTACAGCGACTGCGGTTCTCGGCTATAACTTCGATGATGAGCAGGAGCTTATGAAGCAGGAAGAAAAGGACGATATGGAACCAGAAGATCCGTTCACCACCGAGGAACCCGAGCCAGACCCCGAAACCGATGAGGAGCGCGGTGTTGAGCCGGTAGCGAAATGATTGCACTTGTAAAAGCAACAGACGAAACGCCGATTTACATAAAAAAACACGGTGGTCAGGTAGTTAAGCATGCAGGATCAGAAGGTAAATTCGTTCAAGATACCGAGGATAGTGTAGAGTATGCACATATGCGAGTGCGAGACAGTTCTTTAAGTACGATAGGGGTAGATATTAAACGATGCACCTTGAACTGATACCGGCACAGGCAATACTTGAGCAGGAGCTTCCTGCAGCACAGACGATCTACCAGCTTGGCCTGTCCAATAGGTTACAGCTAAGGCAGCTTGCGAATATCACCGTACAATCCACGATAAAGCGATACCAGAAAGCCATCACTAAGATCCAGAAGAAGATTCTCGCGATTGGAAATAGTACCGAGGCGAGAGTTGGTCGGTTGAGCGGGTTACTCGCAGAGCTGGAAAAAGAGATCGCTATATTGAACGAAGGGATTATTCGGGATGTCGGGATGGCTACAGATAGAGCATTGCGGGAATCGGTACGGCAGGCAGCGCAAAATGCTTCACCATTCGCTAAGGCAATCCAAGGGCCGCTTGTAGGGAATAGCCCGACTTCGATGCAAGGGCAGTTCAATGTTCTCGTCAATCAAGTCGAGAAGGCGTTTCGGACAGTGCCGAAAGGTATCCAGTTATCAGATAGGATATGGAATATACACAGTACGAATCTGAGCGCTATGCGGAATCTGATGGTGAACGGATATCTCGAAGGGATAACATCTAACGAGCTCGCGCGACAGGTACGGGGATTCCTGCAACTCCCGAACGTAGATATGCGTAGGAATGTATGGAAGCAGTTTTTCAGGGACAATCCACCCGGACGAGGGAGATACAAAAGCGCGGCAAAGAATACCGAGCGCATAATCCGGACAGAAGTGAATCGTGCATATCGGTTAGCAACAGTTGCGTATGCTGAGAGTAAGGAATGGATAAAAGGTGTCAAATGGAATCTGGTACCGGAACATGAATGCTGTGATATTTGTAATAAACTAGCAACACAGGATAACGGGATGGGACCGGGAGTATATCTACCGGCTGAAGCCCCGGACACCCCACATCCTCAATGTCTTTGCTTTTTTACAGACGAGATAAACGACGAGTTTCTATGAGAACCAGAGCCAGAATCGGAACCATCGAGTATTTAGAAACGAATTACTTGACACTCCCTTTAGAGGCGATATACTTATAGGATAAGGAGCTGCACAATGGCAGAGAACGCAGCGGCAACAGTCGATAGGGACGTTGCACAGCAAAAGACGGAAAAAGCAACCAAGAAATCTATCAAGATCAAACCGGAAATGGCGAATGCGATAGAAAAACGGTTGAGCTTACCACACGGCACACTCATAGTTGAGATAGCCAGCGACCTTGCAAATCGATTCAGCGATACTGGCCCGAACGCAATCAGGAGACTCCATGGAGAACGCATGGAACTTCTGGAAGCCGTCGAGAACGAGAATTGGGACCGGATTCGTAAGAACAATCTTGAAATCAAGATGAATTGGCAGGAAGTATTGAACCCGGCCAATGCGCGAAAGCAGATTCTATTCGAGATCACGAAGAAAGAGGCAGAGATCAAGCAAGACTGGCAAGAAGAAAAGGCGATGTATTATAAAGCTGTCGAAGCGTACCTCATGAAAAATTATGGTGAGAGACGGCACGATGAACAACGCCGAATAATTGGCTATGGTGAAGAAGGCCGTTTGCAAGTAGATCCGGTGACGATGCACTTGCACAAACTATGGTAAAATCATGGACAAAGCCGCGAACAATCTTGCGTTCGCGCAGTTTCTCGAAAATCAAGTAGCGAAGATTTTAGAAGCTGACGTTTCCAACCGACCTTGGCAGAACGTTGACAAGGCAAAACTTCCCATGACAGCTTTTCTATGGGTGGGAGATCCAGAGCGTGTGACAACGTGGAGACTTCCATTCAGAGAAGCGGACGTATCCAGTGGTATTGATTCCAGTACAGGCAGATTTTCTCAGGCAGGGCCGGTAAACCTAAACGCTTTGCGTGCGATAAGCGCGGCGATAGGTGGAGCAAGAACCGGAAACTCGATGACTGTGCCTACTGAGATCAGACGCAAAATAGAGCGGTTGTTACGACAGCATAAAATTGGTAAGTTCGCAGAAGCTGATGGAGTTGATATGGACAAAGGCACGGAATTAGCAGAGGCGTTACAATTCGAGAAATCGAAAATTGATAAAGAAAATTGTATTATCGAAGGAGTCGCGGTTCTACGGCCAACGAGCCGAAACAAGACGAACCGCAGAGCGAAGGGCAGGCGATATACGGCAAAAGCCATGGAGAGTGCGAAGACGCTCATACAGGGCAAAAAGGCTTATATCAACCATGTCACTCGTGAGGAGCTTGAAAGCCGGAATGGTGTGCGCGATATACGCGATGTGCTTGGCTGGTGGGACGATCACCCGCGAATCGACGAGGAAGGTGTGCTGAGAGATGATCTGCATTACTTACCTCAACATGCCGCATGGCTGGAACCGATGGTCGAAAAGATGGCCGATAAAATCGGAGCTTCGATACATGCCTACGGGCCGCAAAGATTTAATGAAGCGGACCTAATGGAAGATGTGATGGATCTATACAGCATGCGGAGTGCTGATATTGTAACCGAACCTGGAAGCACGTTTAATCTATTCGAGAATTTAGATGAAGACCAGGGGCAACCCGATGAACAGGAGGAATCTATGGAAATAGGTTCACTGACAGCTCAAGAGCTGAGAGAGCAGAGGCCAGATCTGGTCGAAGCTTTTGCCACGGAGTTCAAGGCCGGTGCCGATGTAGAGAAGCAAGTCGAGTCGTTGACTGGACAAGTTTCAAAGCTGACTGCCGATAACCAGAAACTTCGGGAAGACAAGGACGCGCTGGAAGTAAAGGAAGCCGTACGGACTCGTGAGACAGAAATCACGGATCTCGTTACGGAGTCCAAGATTCCAACCGCCTTTGTGACGAAAACCTTTCTTGAAAGTCTCTCTCGCGCCGAGGACAAGAAAGAGATGCAGGCGCTAATCGAAGATCGGAAAAAGATTGTTGAGTCAGCTGGTAAAGTTACCGGCATGGGCGAGGAAAGCAATTCAGATGCAGATGCCGGAGATACGAAAGAGTCGAAAGAAACACCGGAAGGTGACAAGACGCTCGTTGAGGCATTAGGCCAATCCTATGAGGAGCCAGCTTAAAAATGGCGAACAAGTATAGGTACAGATGGGGTCCAATGATCGACCGCTCTATTGCGAAGACCGGAACGATAGCGGTAGAACAGGGCGACATGATGAAGTTTACGTCGAGCGGGAAAATAACCCCGGCAACAGCTTCAGCGGATTCCACTGCATTGGTGGGCGTGGCAATGGACGCTTCACCAGCGACAGATCCGACCGCACTTCCTTTGAGGACGATTGAAATCGGTCACGGAACTGTTTTTGAGATGACGATAGCCAGTGCGGCTACGCATACATTTGGACAAGGATTTGTAATATCGGGGAGCCAGGAATTGACCGTGAAAAGCGGCATGGTGAACCTTTTTATTACCGGAACAAACGTGGTGGCTATTTGTGCGCAGGACAATATCGCTGCTGTGACTGGCGCGGAATTGTTGGTAGAGTTTCTGCCCGGCCGTTTTCAAAATACGATAACGTCGAGTTAAGGGGTAGAAAATGATAAGAGTACGAGATTCACTACGAAACGTGTACGAGAGCTATCCAACCGAAAGAGATTTCGGGCGACACATGGTCAGGCTCATAGAGCAAGGCCAGTTTGATCAGAACGAAGCAGATATCATCAATCAGCTTCCGAGCGCTATGGGCTTGAAGCTTGAGAGCGAGATATCGAACTTTGCACGATTCAGTGCGGATGCTTTGTTCCCAGAACAGGAAGTGCGAGAGGCACTGTCTTCGAGCGCATTCCCGAAGATCAGTTCTGCATTGATCAATAGGGTAGTTCAGCAAGCGTACCAGAAATCGACAGGCCAAGCGATGGGCTTGGTAACGGTAATTCCTTCGAGCCAGAAAGACGATACGATTGTCGGCTTTGGCGAGGATATGACCCCGCAGGAAGTTCCTGAAGGCATGTCGTATCAGGAAGGATCGATCACAGAGAAAAATCACAAGATCCGGAACCGCAAGTGGGGCCGAATTATCAGCCTGACTGCCGAGATGATCAAGTTCGATCAGACCGGCCAGATGATTGCCAGAGCCAGACGAATTGGTGAGTCGACCAGGGCGAAGCAAGAACGGCTTATTTGGGATGCGATTATCGAGTTCGCCAGTACGGGGCTTTACGCTTCATGGCGACCGAACGGAACCGCAACCACGTTGTATTCCAATACGTCGAACGATCCGTTTACCGGTGGAACGCTGGATAACCAGATTACCGATGTGTTGACGGACGAGACGGACATTACACCGGCTTTTGCATTGTTTGGTGGGTATACAGACGAGAATGGCGATCCGATGGTGATCAACCCGGATACGATACTCGTTCCTATCGCGCTGAACTCAATAGCATCGGGTATTGTCGGAAGCAACCAGAACGTCAAGCTCACGTCGCCTGCAGGGATCAAGAATATCTACAGCGGCATGAATGTCGTGGCAACTCCCTATATCGATCAGTTGGCAAGTGCAACACGTTGGTATATCGGCGAGTTCAAAAAGCAGTTCGTTTATACTGAGGTTTTCCCGTTCCAGGTGGAACAAGCGAAAGCAGGGAACGACCAGGAGTTTGAGCGAGACGTAATCAACAGGTTCAAGGCCGGATTCATGGGCGGCGCCGGAGCGGTAACAAACCGGTACGTTATTGAGTCGTTAGGAACGGGTTAAACAATGTCGGTTGCTAGCATCATAACGCTTGTAGATACTCAAATCGAAGCGCTTCTCGCTGATGTGAATAACATCACGTCATATAAGTTGGGAAACAAAAGTGTTAGCAAAACCGAAGCATTGAGAGCATTAACAGAATTACGCAAGACGTATCAAGATCTTGCGGATAAAGAACCGTTCGAAGACATCCGTCATGTCGCATATGATGTGAGTGAGCTCGGTGTGAAAACCGAAGAGCTGGTAGGGGATTCGTCGTAATGGGATGGCGTGAAGATACGATCTATATGATCTCAGACGTATTGGAAGGCCGGACCTCGACGATCACCGTAAAATCAGCAACGATTGATATATCGGCAAAGCCGCCGATAGCATCAGGCGCGACGGATGTCTACAGCGGAACGGTTACTATTCAAAACATGCGTGGGAACTATCGATTCGAGTCGAAAGGGCTCGTGAAAGAATCCACGCATATGATTTTCTTCCCGTTCACCAGTACGGTGGATGTGGGGCATCGGATCTTCGAGAGTGCGAATTCAGATTACTACTTAGTGCTGAATGTTGACGACTTCGAGGATCACAAGGAAATCGATGCACAACTGGTAGTGAAAAGATAATGTTGCCAGGAAGATTGACGCAGGCACATATTGATGAGCTTGAAAGGACCGGTGAGGACAGGTTGTATTATCTGAACCGCTGGTGGTCGCTAGAGGAGTTGAAAGAACTTGCCAGAGAAACGAATACAGGGAACGGAGGAACTGATAAAGAACCTTCGGAAACTGCAAGACTTGGATCGGCCGGAGATCAGGTCAGGAATGCAAGTGTGGCAGTCGGTGGTAGTAAATCACGCCAAGCGAAACCACGTGCGCGGAAAGAGCCTGACGCCTCTACAACGTAGAGCGCATGCTGATAAGCGTTATTTTACGTGGTCGGCAAAGCTTACGAACTCGATACAACCGAGAGCGGTGCGGTTTACGCAGACTGAGGTTATCGGACAAATTGTGGCAAGTGAATCATATGCTCCATTGGTAGAATTTGGCTCTGAAGGTGAAACGAAATTGTCGAATGTTGTGAGATTTTTCACCAGAAGAAAAAGACGTACGGGGCGAAGGGCATTTCCTTTTATGGGGCCTGCGCTTATCGAGACCAAGGATGCAGGGTTTCGAGTAATGGCAATAGCTGTAGCAAGGATGTTCAGGTAGATGGCAGAGTGGACGACCGTGAAGACAGAGATTTTCGACTTGCTGGTAGCGGATGCACAGTATCTAAGCGATATGGATGATCCAGTAGCACCGGCATATCGAACGTTCTACGAGCGGAGTCCAATAACGCCGAACGTATATCCATACGTCGTATACGAGATCGAAGACGTAATTCAGAGTCAGGAGCATGGAAGGACGTTATTGGTAAGCAGCGGGACGTTAGCGTTTGGAATATGGTCGAAAGACGGTGGAGACACCTACGAGACTATTTCTGATCGCATTGTATTTCTGTTGCATCAAAAAGCATCCTCAAGCGGATGGAGAGCTATTTTGGCAAGCATGATACCAGAAGTGTACGATGAAGAATTTGAAGCCTATATGAAGAGAGTCAATTTCACGCTATGGAATAGGACGGCAATTATATGAGCCAAGCAGTAGCAAAGACATTGCCCATAGGGCCGGTACAGGTGTACTGGCAGAGAGAACGTCTAGGAAGCATGAAGAGCCAAGCTGCGCTCACGCATAGTTTTGAAACTGTGCAACAGGGATTGCAGGATGGCGGCGTGATGTCGATATCACGGAGAACCGGAGAACGCGCAACGGTTTCGGTTGTCGTGGATGATTTAAAACCAGCACAGTATCGGTTCGTTGCAGGTAACGCGATAGATTGGGAATCAATGGACACTTTGGCGACCAGCAACTATACAGCAACGCAGTCTTCGCAGGTAATGCGGTTCGAGGAAGAGCATAAACTTGTCGGGACAACTGCGATCACGCTGGATAGAGGCGGGTTTACGACTGGCACGATTGAAGTTTGGCGATCAGACTGGTCAGTGGAATATGTCAGAGGGACAGACTTCACCGGAACTGAAGCAACCGGATCGGTAGCGGCGGTGAGTGGCGGATCGATACCAGACGGCAATACCGTGCATGTGATTTACAACTTTACTGCAACGGTAATCGAAGTCGGAGCCGGTGGACAGATGGCAGATTTCGAAGGCATTCTGCAAATTACTCATGTGCTGGAAAACGGGAAGCTGTTGCAGATCTACGGCTGGAGAGCCAAGAGGACCGGAGATACGGAAACCACGATATCGCTGGCTGCGGAGTTTTCAGGAACGCCTATGACGTTCGAGCTATTGGCAGATATGGATCAAGACCCGGGTGAACAGTTGTTCAAGATCCAGGTCGAGAAGTAACGAGTATGAGAAACGCAAAG